AACAACGCCCCGTTACCATGAGAGGCCCCGGCCGTGGCAAGACGTTGCCCGTTGGCACTCGTCACCACAGACCGGACACGGCTTAAATCGTAGTGATTATGACGAGCGTATGACGAATACGATCCGCTCACCACAAACGCCCCGGTCGATACCTTGGCAGCCGCTCCATACCCAATCTGGTTGTATAGCGCCGTCAATGTGCTTCTTACTTTGTATTCATCGTAATAGTCTACCACATCCGAATACCCGAGGCTGGATACCTGACCCCCGGCCACAATCGCACCGGGGCCCAGCGGAGCGCTCATAAGCCGGCATCTGGCAGCACTTAATGAAGTAAGTACCGAATGTCGCCACTCGGGGACCGCCTGAAATACAAGCGTTCCGTACCGGTACATATACTTTCCTACGCTCCCGTACCGGTAGACTTCCTTTCCTGTATTTCCTGATCTGAATGTCGGCATATATTTACTCTCCTACTACCGCCAATGGGATGGCGTTCTTTTGCGCTGTTGTCAAGGCGAGCCATTCGGCTGCTGTGAAATACTGTATTGCGTTATCGGCAAGCGCCCCCACATCGGAAGCAGAATATGCCGGCCGCCCCTGATAGGACCAAGTGGCGGTGGTTGGAACACCCCCGACAATGCATTTATATATGCATCCCGTATCTATGTTGATATAAGCGTCTCCGGCAAGAGACATAGCGATACCGGAAGACTGGAACGTTATCGCCGTAGCACTTGTGCCAGTTATTGCTGTTCCAAGGTGAATTACCGGAGCAACCGGTGCGGCGACGTTAGAAATCCTTCTAAAAACACGTCCAATTTCGTCCTGAAAAAATTCTCCAATTGCGACATTATTCCAGTCTGAAAGTGCGGAGAGCTTTATTCCATCGCTCTCAAAACGTGCTTCCGGGTCGGCACCTGATGTAATGCAACGAAGGCCCTCTTTTCTTAGATACCAATTTTTAAAACCCTGAGAAATAGCATACCAACCGACTTGTATCTCTCCGGGAAGTATTTCTACTGAATTATGATTAACGCCAAGTGCGTTGCTCATATATATATGCGGGAAAGCATATTCACCAGATGCGTCATTTAGTGATTCAATGTCAAGGCGTCCATCCGCAGTTATAAACCGAATAAAATTCTTATAAAAACCTTCTTCAAGCGCCCTTGATATATGTATATAAGAGCCAAATTGATCTTCGGCTGTCTTTAGACTTTTAACTATTAATGCATTTATAAACGCCTCTAAAACAGCCAAACTTTCGACGTCAATTCTTGTTGCCGCCACTTTTCCGGTCGTTATTTTATTTCCGTTTATTTCTGTTGTCCCAGTCTCGCCAAACGACAGCGTTTTCTCGCCGTCTGATACTGTATTGTCGCCGGTGAATGTTACCAGTCCCGAGAAGCTAATCGCCTGCTTAACGGAAGAAAAAGCAGGCGTACCCGTACCACCACCGGAGGCGGTTTCTTGTACATAAAATCCTGCGTACCAGAATTTATTCGCATTTCCGGCTTCGAAAACGGGCGGCGTTAAGGCCCAGTTTTCGGATAATCCTGTAAAGGCGTTATTAGCGAAATCAAAAGCCGTCGCCGTAGGTGCGTTCGGTGCTGCAGACGAAGAAAGCTGATAATAGACGAGACCGGAGACAACACGTTTGCCAGCGGCACCGGTAGCCCCTGCAACTGCCTTTGACCAGCCGAAATTTAGTGTTACGGTTTCGCCCTCGATGCTGAATACAAGATCAAAAACACCGGAGCGAGTGGCAGAAGCCCCAAAAGTGGCACCACTCGCCACATTTAATACAATACTCCCGGCGGCCGATTCTGTCGCATTCGTAACAGACGAAACGGTCACCCCGGTTACCAAGGTCGCACCAACCGCCGGTGAGGTACAGGAGCAAGCGACTTTGTTCGCCCCCCTGTAACCCCAGAACGGAATCGTTATCGTCATGGCAGCTGAGGCATTGCCGGAGCTGTTACACGGAACAGACTGAGAATAATTCCCTAAATTGATCGACAACCCGTCTTTCGGAAGCCTTTTAAGAGTAAATGTATTTTGTGCAAGTAGCGCCATCGTGTCTTTGATTATTGTGATACTATCCTTCCATCTGCACCCCGAATGCGGTCTGTGCTGCGCCTGATAAGAGGTCTGCCTCGGCGATTGTCAATTCCCGGTTTGCATCGGGATTTTTATAGCCGGAAGTTCCCCAAGTGCTGTCAAGCACGCCACCGGCATTGAACCGGAATACTTTCAGCGTTTTGCCCGTGAAAAAAGTACTATCCATTCGGGTAGCCCCTTGTCGGCATTGGAAACGTACCAAGGTAGAGCCGCCGGAAGGGATGCCGTCGCCGGTCGGGTGCTCAACATCTAATTCGTACGGGTCACTCATATCCACAAAGGAGATATAGTCAGATACTATCTTGTTATATGTAGAACTGCCCGAATCGGTGTCTTTAGCATCGCAACGGAATGAGGCGTAATTGATAACGTCTGCGGCGGTAATCGTGATTGTGCTGGTTGTGTACCCGGTAATTCCACCGGCATTTGACGAGGTAAGTTTAGTCCAAACTCCACTGATCAGCTTGTACCACTCATAGGTTACGCTTGTTGCATCGATTTCAGAACCACGCCACAAATCGCATTTAGCTGTAAGCGTGGAAACCAACCCGTTCTTAAAGATCGTTCCACTGGGGGCCGAGGCCACGGCGATGATTGACGCCCCGTTATTCGATACCTTCGTAAAGGTAATCGTTGCCGTTACTGGCATTTCGATCAATGTAACAGGCTGTACGTAGATAGCTTCACAGGTGATCACCATCTGACTGACATCGCTCATGTTTTTCTTTATAGTTAAAGCATAGGGCGAAGAGGATGCCGCGGTTGCTGTGAAAGATGTGAGTGTTGTACTTCCGTTGATCTTCCAAGTCGGGGCGGCTTTTAGCCGGGCGATCTGGTCTGTTGCTTCCCCTGAAATCATCAGCGAGGGTGTAATAACCAAGTACGGTGAAGTCGGATAGTTCGGCACATACGTAGCCGGATCGGGCGTGAAAATCTGCGTAAGCGCCTGATTACTCTGCAAAAGGAAGTTAAGCGTCTTGCCATCTATTAACCTCCTTATGGTAAATGTCTGTTGTGCTAAAATTGCCATAATGCATTAAAAATTAGTTGTTTGTAATATTTCTGTTTTATACTCGTCCCAGAACTGGACGATAAAAGAAGTATCTCCTACCAGATCGGCGTTGGTGATGTCAACGCTTGATCCGCTGTTTGCATGAAGCTCGTTCCATATCGTGTCCCCGGCATCGTTCTCCGAAACCCTCGACCAGACGAAACGAGCGATATTGATCGTGCCGGTTATATCCTCCTCCCCTTGGAAGATATGTATCGAGAGTGTGGCTGAATAGGCGGCGTTCTCCCTGTAAAATTCATAGCCGGGTGTGGTGAACTTCTCCACCCGGATGGGAGTCTCCCCGGGATCTCCCTTTTGTTGTTTTTTCTTAGCGATGATATGAGCCTGTACCGCTTTCTTGTACATTTCCACATCAGCCTTTTGGTTGTCCAGATCGCTTACTTCAAAACTTTCGTAAACGGGCTTAACCCCCAAAATGTTTTGGGAAATCCGTTTTACTCGCAGGAACTTGTCGAGATCAAGTTCCGGGTGAACGATACGAAGGAACATCCCCACTTCCGGAACCACCCCTTCTTCCTCGATCAGATCCCTTTCCACCCGGGTATCATATGAGGCCCGGGGCTGGGTGAGTTTCTCAACGTCTTTTTCAGCCTGCACCAACATCCGGCTTTGCGCATCCGTCACATAGCTTTGCGGCAATCCGATGCCGTCAATGTTGTACTTCGATCCAAGAGTGATCCTGTAGGCTTCCGAATCCGGACTGGGAATAATAAAATGGTTTGAATCTTCATAGGGCTTCAGCGTCACCTTGTGAGTGGTTGCGTTGTAATCAAGGCAATCCAGCGTATGCCCGATCATCGGGCCGCTCAGGAACTTGATCGTTCCTCCTTTAGGACTGAAGGTCAGCGTGTCGTCAATGAAGCTGTTGATATCTCCCTCGACCAGGGCCGACACCTCTCCGGTTCGTTCCGGCTTTATATCGTCATAGTTCAGGGCCTTGACGCTTTTGCCCCAACGGGCGTATTTCTCAGGACAAAGGATCATCGAATCCGGATACAAATCATCGAGCGACAACCGGTATTTCGGATAGGTAGAGGGCAGGTTCTCCGAACTTCCCTGAACGACAAATTGGGTATATACTTCCTCGTCCGCATTGTTCAGCTCCAGACGGTATAATCCCTGTTTTTTCCCGTACCGGAGCGTTATGGGGAAATAGCCGGGCTCCTCTCCAAAGTCAATGATGTAATCCGTATCACCATCCAGATTCTTGCGTACCGTGTAGAACGTTCCCAACTCCTCGCAGATTTCATGCGAACAAACAAGGCAATTCGGATCGGAAAAGGTGAAGTCCTTGTACACGCCAACCAGTTCAGCCGGATAATTGCCCAGCTTGAAGATCCTTCTGCCCTGTGAGGCGTTCAAATTATAACACAGCTGATTGCCCAGAAAAACTATGTCCCCGTTGCTGACCAGTTCGTTATCCACCCTCTCCCAGCGGTACCCTCCGGGCTGCGTGTCGTCTATGATCTCCGAAGTGTTGTACAGGTTCGCCTTCTTCAACCACCTCGAAGGATCGTAGAAAGCGATTTTGTAAGTCCTCTTATTTTCCGTGACGGCCCGGTAGCTTGAATAGTTGGTGAACACCTGATACGGTTTGCCGTTATACTCAATCCAGTCTCCAATGCCGAAAGTCAGGGCTTCGGCCGAAGAGATCGTGAGTACAAGCTTGTCCTCAACCTGCCATTCGGCTTCCCTTGTCAAAGCGGTGACCGCCCGAAAAGTCGGATGTTGCCGGTTGAGCTCTACGGTATCAACTCCATTGGCCTTATGTAAAATAAAATCGAGCATATCAATATCTTACCCCGTACAGTCTTGTTTGTTGCGTTGTTATCGTCACTTCATCCATAACACCCGACAGTATCACGTAGTGTGTCATGGATCCGTCCGTATAAGTCTTTGTAAATTCTCCGGCCCGGCAATGATCCGAGAACGTGCCGTCTCCCCAGGATATCAGCACCGGCTGCTGGGTCTGCCCGGCCGTTTTCGGAGCCAGCGTAAACGATACGGAGGAACCGGAAGCCCGGTACACTTCCTTTATGGGAGCCAGCTCTATGAGTTTCAGCGTAAAGTCCTCAAGCCTTGTCCTGATCGAGGTGAGCGTACTCCCGTTGGCCGGGATAACGTCCCAAAATCTTATTTCATCTCCTTCCGTTCTTTCCAGCCGCTTGGGTGTCGTACCGATGAACTCGGCCATAAAAGCGGCCCTCCTGTCACGAGCGGCTTCTCCGGGCGTATAGAAATACAATCCCAGCGAAATCTTCCGGGACTGGTAACGGATCCCCGAGAGATCGGCAAGGGAGCCGTGCTGACCGGGATTGTCCTGAATTTCCATGTCCACCATTTCCAGATTGTCAAAGAGGCCTTCCACGCTGTGGACAATAACCCCGAAATCCCTGAAGTCTTCCCCGTTGATTGTATATATTGCTTTCATAATCAATAACCGTATGCTTTAAGATTGTTCTGTCCTTTCATGGCTTCAAGTATCCGGGGCAGATACTCCGGGAGCACTGCCGTATTGCTTTCAATCTTCCTCGTCAGTTCAAGCAGTTCAGGATCGGCAGCCGGAGACTCGGACATAGTTTTCAGTTGATCGTAGATGTTCTTCAACACATTGCCGTTATCCACCAAAGCGATCCGCTGGGCCCGCCATTCACCGAGCCACTTAGAGAAGTCCTCGGCGGAAATACGCCGGATGGTGTCGTAATCGGAGTTGGCCGAGCCGGAAGAATACGTGCCGATCCCCAGCTTCTCGGCTTCCTGAAGGTAGTACTCGGAGGCTTCCTTGACCGCCTGACGGTATCTTTCGTAGGCTTCTGCGGAAGGATCCCCGGCGGCGTAAAGATTTTCAAGGGCCGTTTCAATCTTGCCCTGAAGGAAGTTCGTTGTAAGCCACTTCTGGGTGATCCGGTCAAGCGTGGTGTCCACCAGATCGTCAACCGCATTCATCATGTCCTCGAAAGAATCATACGGCTGGGTAAGAATGTCAGAAAGGGAATCGGCAAAACTCTCATAGTCGGTCTGCAGGAAGTCGTACTTCATCGTGTCTCCCAGTTGCTGCATGGCGGCATCCACCTCTTCTATCTGGGAGGCCAGTTCATCGAGAACGCCCTGATCGGGTCCGAGGATCTGGATCTTCTTGCCGAGTATCGTAAAGCTGAAACCCCACTTCGAGGCTTCCTTCGCATAGTCCCGTTCAAGTTCCGCCTTCTGATCCTTGAGGTTCTGGGCCGCCTCTTCCTGACGTGCCTTTCTCTGCGCCCCCACCGAGCGGTCTATGGCTTTCGTGAGTTTGTCGTAGGTGTCGACCAGCCCCTGAAGAGGCCCTTCAATGTCGGTGACGGTGAAGATCCGGTTCACCAACGTGCCGACCGAGCGTATCAGACCCGTTATGATCGTGGCAATGGCGCCGAAAGCGGTCGCCATGTTCATGGCCGTCTGGGCTACCCTCGCCGTTTCGATGGCTACTTTTAGCTGGCCGTACCCTTCGATGATCGTCTGAAGGCCGCTGAACATTTGGGAGAACGTATCGCTGACGCCCATTTCTTCCAACAGGCCGGACACGCTACCCATAATGCTTTGAATGTCCGAGAACTTCTCCTTTACCTTGTCGAGTTCTTCTTCCGCCTTCAAATCATTCCACTTGTCCTGAACTTCATCCAGCAACTTCAAAAGGTTCGCCTTGGCTTCGGCGGTCAGTTCGGTTGATTCTTCAACGGTCTTGCGGATATTGCCCATAGCTGCGTTGAAGGCATCGGCACTCACCTCTTGAAGATCTCCGAAGATCAGTTGGTATTCTTCCGAGGATTCCAGTGCGACATTGGCCAGCCCGGAGAGGTATTCATCCCGTTGCCTGCGGATCTCCGCCACCAGATCCATATCCTGAAGGACCTGCTCGGCATACTCCATATCTTCCTTGTATCCCTGCAGGGCCTCTTCCCGTTCCTGAGCTTCCGTTTTATATTTCTCCCGGAGATTGCTTTCCACCTCGGCTTCCAGCTGTGCGATCTGGGCTTCCAACTCGCTCACGTACTGATCGGCGTATGTTTTATCCGTCCCCTGTGCTACTGCTGCCTGAGCAACGGCATTAAGGTATTCATCCTGAAGAACGGCCAACTTTTCGTAATCCGTTTTCGCCTTATCAAGTTGTTTGTCCAACGCTTCGTTCCAGGCTTCGTAAGCCGTTCCGGCAGCTTCTTCCGCCGCTTCGGCGGCTGCCCTCTGGATGTCGGCATACTGCTGTTCCCAGGCTGATAGCTGGGATATTTCTTCATCGGTCGCCGTTCCGGCCGTGACTTTTTCCTGCAATTCGGAAATGCCGTTTCGTAGTTCATTCAGGTAGGCTTCCGCATCCGTGAGCATATCGCCCATCATCCGGGTTGCCGTTTCATCTCCGTAGAGTTCGATCCATTTCTGGTACAGGTCGTACTTTGCTTCCTTGGAGTCTATCAGCGACTGGAGCGAGGCCAGCTCGGATTGATGCAACGATTCGGCGTCATTAAGAAGCTGTTCATAGTAGGCGATATCCGCCTTGATTTTTGCGCCATATGCGCCTTCCCGATCCTCGGGTGATATAGAATCCCATTCAGCGTTAAGCTCTGATAATTTCGAGTTAATGTCGTTTATTGAGCCTGCTATATTCCGGGTGGTGCTATACAGGTTTTCCGCGGCCTCTATCTTGTCTTCCAGATCCTTGATGCTTCCAAAGAGTTCCTCACCATCTTTACTCTTGCGTTCGGCATCGGTCAGGTTATCCCATTGCTCCTGTAACCGTGACAATTCGTCACGCATTCCTTTTATTGAATCCTCGGCAGCCTTCGTGTCTACCGTGGCGGTCGTTGTGCTGCTCATATCCCAACCGTGCGCCTCGGCGGATTTGAGGAACGTTTCATAAGCAGCCGTATAATCTTTTAATCCGGTGGTCATGCCCGACCAGAATCCGTCAAACACTCCTATGATGGAATCCGCATCACCTCCCTGAAGTATGGCGTTGGTCAACCCTTCTCCGAGCTGATCAAAATACCGGCTCATGTAAGAGACCCACAACTGGTTAGATACCATTTGATCGATTACATCGGCTGTGTTTTTCTTAGCGGCGGCAGCAAGATCTTCAAAGGTTATTTTGCCCTCTTCCCGGATTTGCTTCCACATGGCATTGACGGATGAAAGCATGTTGCCTGAAATATCCCCGGCAATCTCCCTCACCTTGGAATGCATCTCATTGTACAGGTCGATGATTTGCTCAATGTTCGATATCTGCTGTTCAAGGGCCTCCACCACCGCCTCGGAAGCTCCTGCTTTAGCACTTTCCAGCGTGGTGATGTATTGTTGCAGCTTGTTGATGTCGACATTAAAGAACTGTGAGGTATCAAATCCGGAGAACTCATCCCATGCTCCTGCAAACATCTTTCTCAGTTCTTCCGTGACGTAAGACAACCCGGACGGCATCTTACCAAGTGCTGTGCTCCACAGGATCGATACGTTCTTTATGGCGGCAGACAGTGCGTTATTGAGGTTAATCAGATCATTATATAAATCCTCCGTAAAGAAGCTGTCTCCCGGATTAATCCTATTCTTGAACATATCCACCAAGGATAGCGTGATCCCAATGGCCTTGTTGATCCGGTTCAGGGACTTTAGAATTTGCTCTTCCTTGACGGTCTGGATGATGTTGGCTATCGCTGCGCCAATCTGAATGACGGCGCCGATAATCGCAACGATCGCCGAACCGGATGTAGCTCCCACCTGTTTGATCGAATCCCCTGTGTCATTAGCCGCCTGGGTAACGCTTTTAGAGGCGGAAACGGCATTTTCTCCGGCTTCTTTCGATTTCTGTGTTATGTCCGCAATTTCTATCCCGAGCTTCACGGCTCCGTCTATCATTTGCTTGATTGAGGAAATAATGCCGCTATCCACACCGAAGATCTCCGCCAGTTGTCCGCCATAACCGGACAACTCATTGATAAGTGAGCCTATTTCTTCATATGATTTGCGAATGATAGATAATGCGCTTGCCTGTTCAAGGATTGCCGCATTTTGTTCACCTATTGCCTTGTTCTGTTTGATTATGTCACCTGCTTGTTTGGCCTCGTCATAATCGCTCTTTGCCTTGTTATAATCGGCAATAGCCTTAACATACCTTTCTTGTGCAACTTTTATGGCTTCCCACGGGTTGTTTTCTACCAGATATTCATTTGCTTTATCAATCGCACGACGATACTCGGCTACTGCTTCGTCCGTAAGCCCCGGTGTTTTTAAATATTTTTCGGCATTAGCAATTATTTGTTGAATCATACCGGAGGACAATTCGGAAATGTCGGCAAAAATGATCGAGGCCTGCTGTTTCAACGGGTTAAAGCCTCCCTTTGCGAGCCCGGCAATGAGTTCCTGGTCCAGTTTCTCAATCAGTTCATCAGCTAAATTATACCCGGATTTCAGGTCAAGGGTAGTGGTCTCTTTTACCCACGTATCAATGATTCGCTGGTTCCAGTTCTGCACCATCTTGTTAATAACGGCCTGTTGCTCTGCCGTTGGTGTCAATCCGCTTTTAGCAAGGTTATAAGCAAGGGTTCCATCCACTCCAACTTCAAAATTTCCATATCCGGCTGATTTGCCTTGGTTCTTTGCCAGCTTGGCCTGCTCATCCACCACGTCACGGACGTATTTCTGCATTGCAACAAGACTTTCCTTCTGCTCCAGTTCGAATTGAGCCTTACGCTTTGCCGCCCCGTCTTCCATGGCGTTCACCCGATCCTTCTCCTGTTGCAGTTGCAGATTGACCAGTTCCTCGTTGGCCTTTTTTGAAGATTCCACAAGCCACTCTTTATATTCTTTCTGGATCTTCTTCCAGTCCCCGTCATCCGTGCCGGTAAGGGTAGAAAGAACATCCTTTGCCTCTTTAAGCCTTTTTGAAACATCCGCTATCGCTTCGGCCCATTTCTCCGCCGTGGTATATTGCTGCGGATTGGCTTTTACGGAAGCCAGTTCCTTATTAAGATCAGAAACATTCTTCTTTGCTTTCCGGATCAAGTCGCCTGCCGTCTTAATACGTCCGAGATCCCTGTCGAAACCATCCGGAAGAAGCGGCCCGATCGCTTCGCCGGTTCCGCCCTGCGAGATGGTGGCAGCCACATCGACAAAATCGGATTTCACCTCATTGGTAAGGTCTTTATATTTATCGGTTACCTTTTTAAAATTATCAATCCATAATTTCAGTTCGTTGTTTGTTCGCTCCCTCCATTCACCGCCGACATTGTACGAATACACTTCGTCAAGACTGTCAATGATGGCCTGAATATCCTGATCAAATTCCTCACCGCCAACAAGGGATAGTTTTATCTGTCTGGCATATTCCGCCCCCTGGGTTTTGCCGAATTTCTTTTCCAAAGCCTTGTCGATTTGGTCAAAGGCCTTTGTTTGCGCCTTGACCAGATCGTCTGACAGCGACTTCAGGGATTCGGTCATCGCCCTTGCACGGGCAGATTCCACGATCTTCTCCGTGAGTTTCTCATACGCATCTTTAATCTCTAAAACATTGCCCTTCTCGTCTTTCAGACCTTGCAGGTAGTTGCCGTATTTTGAGCTTATCTCTTCCTTGACGGCAAGGTATTCCGCCGATCCCTCCGTTGCTTTTTCAAGACGCTTGTATAAGATGTCGAGTTGAAGCAACTCCTCGTTCATGCTGCTGCTTATCCCATCCTGCGTTTCCTTCAGCTTTTTCAGGCTCTTTTGATAATCTGTCTGGTAGGTGGCCAGCTTATAGATCCCATAGCCCAATCCGATAACAGCAGCGGCAAGCAGGGCGTAAGGGTTCGCCTTGATCACCTTGTTTAGGTTGGACATCGCCCCGGAGAGTATTTTCGTTGTGGCGGCCATCTTCGCCTGAGCGGCGGAAAGGGCGATCCCCTGGGCCTGTGCCAGGGCCATCTCCACCTGAGCCTGTTGCATCACCAGTGTGTAAGCCCGATGCGCTGCCGTGACGGCGATCAGAGCGGCTTTGTAAGAACCGTACACTACAATGAGTTCAACAATGGCCTTTCCGATCTCCTCATAGTTCCCAACAAGGTATGAGGCACCCTTGATAGCGTCATATATGATCCCCTCGTTCTTTTTGCCGAGTTTATTATATGCCGTCTGTATCTTATCGGTAAGGTTCGACAACTGCCCGGTGATGGATGCGCTTTGAGCCTCCATAAGATTATGGAACTTTCCACCCTCGGATGTCATCGACTGCAAGGCTTTCTTCATATCCTCGGCCCCGACCTTCCCTTCGGTCACCAGTTCGGAAACGGCGTCTTTCGTTACCCCGAACTGCTTGGCCAGTTCTTCGGCCATAGGGATGCCTCGGGCCATAAACTGACGAAGATCCATCGTGTACATCCGGCCCTGCGTCATGGTAGTGCCGTAGAGGTACACAAGATCCCCGAGAGGGATAGACAGCCCGGCGGCTACATCTCCCAGCATGGTCAGAGTTTCCGTCATGTCCTCTGCGGCCGTGCCATAGGCCATCAGTTGTTTGGCCCCCTCGACAACTCCTTGCAGGTCAAACGGTGTTTTGGCGGCCAATCCGACCAGTTCGCCCATCAACGCTGCAGCTTTCTCTTCACTTTGCAGCATCGTTGACAAGGCGATCTCATACTGCTGGAACTGGCCCCTTATGGTGGCCGTATTTTTCAAGAAGGCGGTGATGGCGGCCGTGGAAACGATACCGGCAAGAGCAGCCTTGGTCTTGTTTCCGAAAGCGGACATTGCCTGCCCGGTCTCTTGGGCGTTGCTGTTCATCTTCATCAGATCAACGTTCACCCTCCTGGCCGCCTGTTCAAAAGATTGGGAGTTACCGGTTATGTCTATGCGTGCTTTTGCCATTACCTGATATTTACGGATTCTTCATAATCGAGATCATCTACATACACGACACTCTTTCCAAATGCCTTTTCCGGCGTATTTATATCTGATTTACCCTCTTTTTCTTCATCGAGGTTGTATAATGTCATCGGCTCATCGGCCAACGCCATACGGAGATTTGCCACGGAAAGGCCCCAAACGATAAAGTCCCAACTCAAACCGGTACGTGAGCAGATCCCAACCAACCGGCCCTGCGGAGACAGACCGCCTATTTCTCTATTGCCACGGTCTTTTCGGGCTCTTTTTTCGGCATAAGCTCGCTTATCTGCAAGTTCTGCATCAATGCAATAGAGGCGATAAAATTTCGCACGTCAATGCTGTAAACTATATACAACACCACATCGCAAAAATCCGTGGGATAGGCCATGAACCTGAAATGTTCGGCCCTTTCCTTCACTTTGGCGTTATCCAGAAGATCTTCCTTCCTGCAAAAGGTTGCCAGGGCGATGAAGCGACAGACCAGAGCGATCTTTTTCGGGTCTTTGAGCACCTTCAGGGCCTCACTCCGGGGATCCGTTTCAAAACGCTCGCCGTCTATCCCCAGTTCAAAGAACAGATCCAGAAGCAATCCGGTGGCTCCCAGCGAGGGCGGATAGATGGAATACGTCTCGGTATCCTCGCCGTTGCTGATCTGGAACTCAAAAGGCTTCTGAAGCAATGCGTTTATGGCGCTCCGTGTGGGGCTTGCTGCGATGAATTCAAATATCTTAGAGTATCTCCGTATCTTATTGTCCATGTTCTTTTATGTTAAGGGGGAGGCCGCAAATGCCACCCCCTTTTCAACAATGACAGACTTATTCTCCAGCAGCCTGTTTTACTGAGAAATACTTGAAGCACAGTCCATCCGTAAACTTGACAGTTCCGGTGCGCTGTACTCCTGTATTGGCAGCAATTGTAAGCGTGCAGGGATCTCCGCTATCTCCAGAGGAGACACTCAACGTGATCCAGGTGTCAGAAGTGGAAGCTTTCCACTCTCCTGCCGATGTAGGTGTTACGGCAACGGTATCCTGAGCAGCCCCGGTAATGAATTCATAAGAATCCAACGAGATGTCAGTTCCGGAATACTCGAAAGGACGTGCCAGATTGCCATCGGCATTGAACAACATCTTCCAGGTGTATTCCAGGATCCATCCTTCGGAAGTATCCCAACGGGGTTTCACCCGGCCAACGGCCTTGTAAACTTCGTAACCCATTGCTCCGGCCTTTTTCGGTGTGACACGGATAAAGTAAGCACCCTCGATACGGGTTGTTTTCTGGACAAAGGATTTTCTGCCAAATTCATCTGTAGAAGTGGTCATGCCGTGTGCCGTAGCGTAAGCATCCACATCCTTGCAGATAACAGAATAAATAACAGTCCCTTTGGACTCGTCAACATCGACTTCCTCAACTTCTCCACCTTCGGAGATCAGCTCTCTTTCTTCGCCATCATCAAAATTGATTCCGGCAGACTTATTGAGGATTTTTCCCACATCATTCAATTCAGAAGGGAGGGAATCGCCGGCACCAAGAAGTCCCAACTCAATTTTGCATTTTCCCCATGCTATAGCCATAATTTTCGTGTTTTAATAATTGTTTTCAAAAAGTAACTTACAGACAATCACATGTTGTCCTGTCTCAGTCTTGTAACTGGAATTTGGAGGCTCATCAAGAGAAAATTTGAATTCATCCCCAACGACTTCGCTAAATACATTAACACATTCTGAGGCAATGCTGCCACAACGTGCCACGTCTTTAACCTTTACGCCTTGCCCGGCTTCAATGTCATTTACATAAACCCGTACATACACGTAGTTTCGTTGGAAGTCTGTTATTGATCCCGAATTATACACCAACAAGATATCCTCCGTAGTGGCGTTCAATGACCGTGTATCGTCATACAACACACGTCCACTTACAAGCGTCTGGAGGCTTGTCTGCTGTACTATGTATCTGTACAACAGAGAGAGTATTTCGATATCGTTAAGCAGCGATTCCATATTTCTTCTCGATTCGTTTAACCAGTGCATTTTCCAGCCTTACGGCCTCTTCTTTAAGTCGGGCATAGATTACCAAGCCGGTGGAGTTCAACACATCCTTGTTCTCCATTTCCTCCACATAGCTGGCGTATTCCATTCCGGCTACCAGAATCAAAGCGAATCCTTTCGGGTCAAAATGTTCCGAGGCGACCTTTCGTATGAAAGCCTTCCCCTCTTTACGGCCCTCGGCCCCTCCGGTAGTTCCGTAGGTTCCGTTGCATCCTCCCTGGAATACAAGCTTGCCACGCATAACAATACCATAACCGATGGATCCACGAAGATTCCCCGTTTGATCGTTCCAGCTTTCCGCTGACGATCGGTTCCGGATGCGCACGATGCTTTCTTCGCCTAATTTCTTGAGCAATCTGAGAAGAAGAACATCAAGCTCTTCCGTCACCTCCTGCTCAAAGTCCGGGGTTATGTTGGTCTTTATGCCCCAACTCATAAGTAAAGAACTGTATTCACCTGCCTTACAGGCTGCTTTTGCACTATTCCTTCAAATTCCAATTTTCCGTGCTGATCAAACAGACGCACGGTCATCCCCGCATAGTCAACACCGTCTGGATTATCAAGAAAGACCACATAGGGATAGATCATGTACGTGCCGTCAGGAAGCGTCTTCAGGTTATCCCTGCCCTCTGTTTCAAAGCGGCAGGGCATCGGAACGCTCCATGAAGGGATGGCAGGGACCGGCATCCCCGTATCGGGATCGTAACCGCCGCCAACGACCGTCTTCACACTTATTCTATGTGGCCTTCTGTCAATTACCATTCGGAGTATCGTATCTCGGGTTGTACTTCATTCTTTTTCAATACTTCCGGCTCTCCGTGTTTCCTGTAAATGCTGTTGGCCAGGGCTCTGAGCGCTTCCGCATCCGGAGCGTCAACAGTAAGGGATCCTTCGGAAAAACGTATGGCCGGGATCTGTGCAATCATGACGTCCGCCTCCGCCAGTTCAAACGCCCTTGAGTTGAGAACCTCCGTGGTGGCTTCTGAAGTTTCATTCAGTCCACGCTTGCGGATCTTCGTCAAAAAAGTGTCGTTCCCCAACGTATAATGGCATCCGGATCTGATTGACTCAAGTATTGTCATAACCAATGATATTTTAGGTTGCCGAACCGTTGTTCCAGGTGGTCTTTGCCGTATTGATGAACACCAGCGAGGCCCTGTTGTCCAAGGCGGGCTGGATGTAAGCCTCGGTAAGGGTTACCTCCTGCATCGGGTTCACGTCCGAGTACCTTGTCAGCTTGTAATAGCTTCCCCTGACCTGCATGGCTGCGGTATCCTTTACCATCGGCACCGGCTTGTAGTAGGAATATCCCAGTCTGGGTACGGGAGACAACACCACTATATGCTCAAACCACGGTTTCACGTCTACCTCATTGCCCTCCTTGTCCTCAATGGTCGCTTCCGAGTTGAAAACGACAATCTGGGGAAAGCCGTGCTTGTTCATGTAAGAATTGACCACGTCAAGGGTGAGGATGGAGTTTCCTTCCATGTTCAGGGCACTCACCAACAGCGAGGCGCACCTCGTTTTGGTCTTGTCCTGACTGATAAGGTGAGAGAAGCCGGCCTCTTCCATAAAGGCATATTTGGGCTTGTTTTTCCCTTTGATCAGCTTCTGCTTGGCGATGATATCGCCCAGCCCGTCGGCTTCCGCATAGTTGCTCCAAGGCTTTGCGATACCGACAAAGTTCTGGGATGGAACGTTGAAATTGATCGTGTCGGCCGTTGCGTTTTCGCCGTCTATTTCGGGATCGTAGGTCTTGATCCCAAGGCAACCGATACGCAAGGCATCGATTTCGTTACGGTAGTCCATGGCTTCGTTGCAGAATTCCACGTCATCATAAATCATGTCCACCAGTTCCTGGGCCATTTCGGGATCATCGCTGTTTGCGGCCAGCACCTTAAGATCTTCGTACTCGTTGATATCGAGTTCGTTTTTGTCCCGTGAAACGGCGATCTTGTCAAGCGTTCCGCTCCAGGAGCCGATCGTTTTACGTGTTTTAAGAGGGGCTTTCACGTTAAAGGCCACACGCTCGGCCGCAATGGGAATGCCTTCCTTGCCGGAGATCCCTTTCAGGTCAAAGCTGCGAGTGTGCTTCAAAGGGAAGAGTATAGGCCATATGAGGCCGTTACCCGGCTTGTATGAGTCGACTTCGATCTGCAGATCTCTTTGATTCAGATCGAAAAGAGGTTTATTCATGTTTCCCATAGCCTACTACACTTTTTTAATGCCACAGATCAGGGCGAGGACTTCATCCGCTACGGGAACGGTCTCTTTCCGAACTACGGCGATGTTTACCAATTTCATCAACTTATCTCCTTCTCCGGCCGGCACCTCACCGCCCAGAAGATACTCCGGAGTATAGACCGGCTCGGCATCCACTCCCGTAACTTCGGCCACCGGAACGGCAACCAGCATGACGTAGTCATTCTCCGCTACAATCTTGCTTCCCCGGTATGAGGCCTGAACGGTAGCCAGCAGGACTTCGCCCTCACCGGCATCGGAAGCCACTACCTTAAGGGCTCCCTCATCGGTAGAAAGAGCGTCATAATAACCGGCAGCCACTCCTTTGACTGCGGCCACCGAGGCGGCCTTGGCCTGATAAAGCTTGTCTCCTTTCTTGAGGGCTACCCCGAGCGATACGGTTACCACATCGTAACCGGCTGCATCATAATTTACCGCCGTACTTTCGGCGGCGATCTTTCCTTTGCCAATAAAATCACCGGCCACAACGCCGCTATTCTTCATGATCCGGACAGCGGTAGCGTTGGCCAGTGCATCTTCTTGCACAACATAACATTTGATAGGCTTTCTGGCTCCGAGAGCATCGGGGCCGACAGCAATCCCCTCAGGAAGATTAAAAGCAGGGCTGGCGACTATGCCGCCACCGGGCTTTTCCCCGAGGATCCTCTCAAATACAATGGGCTTTTTGGCTAAAGGTTCTTTGTACTTGAATCCAACTTCCATTTAATTAGTTTTCTAAGCAGGCAGCCCTTTAATGGCGGGGGCAGCCTTTTCCGCCTCCCTCCTTTTTATCCGGGCATCTACCTCTTTCGAGGGTTTTGTCGGATCGGGTGGAGTTTCTTGCCCTCCAGCCGGCTTGCTTAGTCTTGAAAGTCCCTTATTCGCCAATTTCTGAGAATAGGCGTTCCACCTCGTCTCGAGGTTTGAACAGAAAGAATCAACCTGTTCCTGAGTGTCGAAAGTGCGACCCTCAACGGCGGCATCAAAAAACTCTGCATCCATATGCTTGCACCTCTCCTTAACAGTAGCGATGTGTGTCTTTTGAGTCTTTTCAGCCTCAAACGATTCAATCTTCTTGGATAGGGGATCAACAGCCGCTTTTACGGCGTTGGCAATAATGGCAGTAAGCTCTTCATTTCCGGGAATTTCAGAACCTTTTTTGGGCTCGGCTGGTTTTGGATCCTCGGGTTTCGGCTCCTTCGCGTTCACTATACGATTGACCGCTTTTTGCGACACCTTCAGAACTGGAATCACACCGCTTATGGCAGCGTTGATATCTTCCTCGGTAGCTTCGTCTTTCAGACCCGATGCGATGTTCGTGGCAATCTCCATCAGTTCTTCTTCGCTGAACCCCAGCGCTACCACTTTGGGTTTCAGGGTTTTTAATACTCTATTCTTCATATGAGTTGTTTAGCATAAAAAAGTCTGCCGCATTTCGCAGCAGACTCCCACCAAAAGCAATGAAAAACTGTCACCTGGCTGCGACGAGGCTTCCGGGTGCAAACATAATAAAAAAGGTGTAACTAATACACCTTTTTAAAGAAAAAAATAAAGATTTTTTATTCCGGTTACAGGAGCCCTTCGTCAGCAAAGCTAAAATACTCATTTCCGGCTATGATAATGTGATCGCAAAGCTCTATATCAATGGTCTTGCAGGCTTCCTTAATATGGGCGGTGATCTTCCTGTCCTGTTCACCGGGTTTGCAGAAGCTTGACGGATGGTTGTGGAATAGAAGGATCGAACAAGACTTGGTCAACAACGCTTCCCTGAGCACCTGCCTGACATCGATAAGGGCTGCATTCAAACCGCCAATGCTAATTCTTTTGGTAGACACCACCTTTCGGGCTCCGTTGCAGAACAGGCACCAGACTTCTTCATGATCAAGGAACCCGATTATGGGTTTCAAAATACCCGCCGCCTGTTCGGAGGATGTGATTACCGGCTTTTCATCGGCCTTCTCCATACCCAGCCTTTTATAAATTTCGGAGATGGCTTCGATCTTCTTCTTCTGTCCATAGGGCAACGAGAGAGCCGCCCCATCTTCCAACTGTCCGGAAAACAGATTTCTCAACGAGGCTGTTTCCACTTTGATTCCGATACTTTTCAATAATTCCTGATTCGATACGTTTTCCATTGCTTTATTCTGTTAGTTAAAAATTATAATCGTGAAAGAAAACAGGATGATCTGAGGGCACAAAAGGCAAACAACCTTTTGACAAATAATAAAAGCCATCCTTTCTCTTGCGTACTTCAAAGGGAGTGGCCGAAGGATCCGGGGTGATGATCCATTCCTGCAACGAGTTGTCGAAATGACCTGCAAAACCTCCGGGAGTAAAGCTGTCATTGAGCTTCTTCCTAGAGTCTTCTTCCAATTCGACTTTCATGCTTCTCACTAAAAGCTTCGTGGCCGAGATTTGCCGCAAGACCTCAAAGGGCGCGATGTCGGTGTATAACCGTTTATTCAAATACTTTGGAGTTTCCATTGCTTATGCTCCTTTTCTGGTTAATAACTGGGGATTTTCGTCAAGGATCTGATCGATATCAAACTGGTTGTCTATCGGGTTGCCGTATTCATCAGCGATCACTACTCCGTAGTTTGTCAAATGCGATTCGGCCACCTTCTTGTGGTATCCCATCCATCTTTCGTTGATAGCGTCTGTAAGCTGATACTCGATTCCGTACTTTGTCGTTTTCATGTTATTGTTCTTTACTTGTTTTTCAAAGGTTAATGGAAGGGCGGTTGCCCGCCCCATTTATCGTTAGAGTACTACTACTTCATTGCGAGTTATTCCGAGTTCCCAGCATTTGATAAATATATTATCAAGTTTTTCATTAGCGTAAAGGATTGCATTATCAGAACGTCTTACCAGCTGGTGGTAGAAGTTGCTTCCGGTCGGGTTGTTATAAATATAATCTATGAAATACTTTGTTGTCCTTGTTTGTGTTGCCGTTGCGATCATTGTCTTCTTCTTTAGTGTTATTAACTGATTTTACGATCCCAAATCCTGGTGACGATGGTGTCCATTCTCAGGACCAATGTTTGATTGATCTTTAATCCATAAAGCTCTTCCATATCAGATTCACAAAATCCAAGCTCCTCTTCTTTGTCGATCTGTTCTCCTGATAATGTGAAAGCCTTATCCTGTTCGGGTTCATAAAACATAAATCTTCGGTTGTAAAATTGTGTTTCCATCTTTTTGATATTTAGTGTGTTACGTTGTTTGTATTGTAAACGTACGCATGAATAAATTAACCTGCAAATATTTAAAACTTTAATATTCAAATAATTGCAAAATATTTTACTAAAAGTTCAATTAGCGAAACAGGGTGCGCATTGAAGCGGCAAAAGCCAAAATCAGAGAAACGATTTGTAGTCGTTATCCTTCAGGAACCACGGAAGGGTTCCCCTTTTTTCCGCCGCCATGATTTGGTCACGGTGGGAAGAGATCCAGTCTTTATACCCCTTCGGAACCTCGGTGACCGACTCCCTGATGGGCGTATCCGTTTCCATCGAGTTCCAGAACTCTTCATCGCTGCAAAGGATCGGGATGGTGTAACACAGGCATTGCGGATGCCAGCCGATGAACACGAAATTTTTCGGGTAGATCCCTGCGAGGGAATCACACAGGGGGCAATCGAAGGGCCTGTACCGGGTTCGCTTCACTTCATAACCCGTAATGAAATCAAGCTGTTTCCACCGTTCCTGCTCGGCTTCCCTGTACGAATTATTGATCACCGTCCGAGTCAGGCGCATGGCGTTCTTGAAGGAACTGCGGTAAGCTCCCGGTTCCGGGCGGTATTCCTTGGCAGGCTTCGACAACCCGAGAAGCCCCGTCCGTTTGTTCCTTACCCTTCTGAAGAGCTTGTCGGGCTCCTGAAGTTCTTTCCGAACCTCACGGCTTAACCCGGCAGCGCTGGTTCCTTTCTTCAGGGCTATCGAGATCGCATCTTCAAGGTTCTGCTTGTGGACATCCCCCAGTTTCCAGATACGGTCGCTCAGGCTCAGGTGATCCGTCTTTCTTTTCAGGAAAGCCTGCAGGGCCGCCTCATTGTTCTGGTAATATTTCGGAAAGGCTTTTTCAAAGGATCCCTTGAACCGGACAGCGTTCAGAAATCCTGAAACAAGGACATCGTTGTCAGCGTTGCATGCCCTCCATTCCTGAACCGTCCCGTCAGTTATCAGGCTTCGCAACTCCTTGCGAAACCCCTCAATGACAGCCTTTGCCTTGTTGTTCAGCTCCGGGTAGTCCGAGAAGCGGAACATTCCGTCTCCCATGTACCCGGACTGAACGGCCAGTCGGCACAGATCGGCATTCACCTTGTCGTAAAGCAGCTCCAGAGAAGCGGTATACTGCTCAATCCTTCGGAGATGGGCGGTATAAACCCCTTTGCGATACGCTCTACTGTAAGGTTTCTTTGCCATGATTACTGGGCTGTAGCGAATATGTCCTGAGTTCTGTAAGCGGCTTCACGGGCGGCGTCTTCATCCGCCTCCAGTTTTAAGCGGCGAAGCCCCTCTTCCGTATCTTCCACCAACTGGGCCGCTTCAACGGCATCCTGCTGCGACATGATGGCCTTCCCTCCCGTTGCCTGAGAATAAGTAGAGACAGTAGCAGCCTTGTCTTTCTGTACAAAAGGAGTAATGATATGCTCAACTTCAAGCTGCATAATCGACTTCTCCCATGCTTTATTCATCTGGCCGAGAAAACGCTTAATGATGTTTCCCTCCCGGTGCAGTCCGGTAAGGATATCATGCGCCTCTTCCATCACCCGAAGGTGGGGATCCGTCAACAGGGTCTCCCGTGCAGCCCCGGAATCTCCCGATCCCTTGATCCGGTCTATCGTAAGGTTCGGCATCTGCGTTTCCTCCTCGATATTCTCCTTCATCAGGTCGATATGGAGTTTGGCATCCGTCTGCTTGATGGCCGGGGAAACGGTGGTGACATCGCCGCCCACCTCAACATGGTACACTTCCCGGGCCTTGTCCCCTACCGGAACTTCCGCTTCGTTAATCAGCTTCCCCTTGATCACCACGATGGGCTGGATGTTCTTGCGAATCACATCGCTTCCCCGGGACATGGAAAACTCGATCTCGTCTCGGTTGTTCTGCACCCCTTCAAAGAACGGGGCGTAACGCCACCAATAGCTGATCGGATGGGTAAGGATCGTTATCAGTTCGGGCATTCCGTCTTGGGTGGTCGGCTCCCACTTGTCCCCTCTTTGTTCCCATTGGTAATGTTGCGTCTTGGTGTAGGAGTCGAACCGGGGAACGTTCGTTCCATCCTTTCTTACGCTGTATTCAAAGGATATCACCTGCAGGTCATCGTATTCGTCAAAGAGGACGTAGGGCACGGCATGGGTAATCCCGGACATCTTCTGAGGCATGGGGGAATAACTCCGGCATTTGAGTTTTTTGGCGGATTTGAAGCCGTAGAGTTCGTTTTCCTCATCCACAGTGTACCAGATGGTAAACACCTGACAGGAAGCGAAGAAAGCCTTGAAGCGCTTCATGTTCACCCCATCGATGCGGTTCGTGTTATAGACCGCCTCCATCGCTTTGGCCTGTGATTTCTTCGTCTCGTCATCCGCCGTTTTGTATCGGCGTTTGACGGGTGTGGAGAAGGCCATCTGGGCCACCCTTCGGGTAGCGATCCTCTCGGCGGCGTAGGTGATCTTCGCCGGAATATCCCGCTGGCCTCCCCGGATCTTGTCCCTGGGCCTTCGGCTTTTATCCGTGATGATAGCGTGTTGGTTCGGGTCGTAGTCCTTTTCCAGATCGTCCCAGGAAGGCACAAGAAGCGTGCTTTGCTTCAGATCCTGAATGATATCGGCTATGGGCCGCCCTTCTGTAAAGATTTCTTTAATGTCCATGTGTTTGCGTTTAAGAAAAATCGTTAAGTATTTGGTGCTCGGATATCGCTTCCGGGGTAAATTCCTCGGGATAGAACGTGTTGGCCAGGGCATCCAGCCGGTCTGTCGAGAAGCCCAGTCTTTCGATGATGTCCTCTTTGGGTTCTATGATGATGCTGCCGTTGCTCTGGAACTTCCAATGGACCTCGGTGGCCTCCTGCATCAGCACGTCATCCGGGGGCAAACAGGGATTGTTTTTGTTCTTCGGATCCAGCCAGTCCCGAACCGCCCAGTAGAGGTACGCCCTCATGTTGGCGAAGGTGTACACGTTGGTCATGTCCGAGAGCCCTTTGGCGCTTTCGGAATACTTGCAGGATATGGCGTTGGCGTATCCTTGTTCCCTGAGCCTCGAATACACCCCGGCGCCCTCCCCTATGGTGTCTATATAAGCCGAATCCTTCTGTTTGTTCCTTAGATATGGAACCAGCTTTCCCGCCACGTGCATGTGATCCGCTTTCCCTGCCGACTGATGGATCCAGAACCACGCCACATAATCCCCGGTACGCTTGCAGATGATGCTGCTGTCCCGGCCCATACCTGCCACGTCAACCCCGTAACGGTTCACACGGCCTTTGAACACTTCTTCGGCATCCGATCCCCATTCCAGCCATCTGCGGTTGGCTGCTTCAATCCACTCATAAGGAACCAAAACATCTTCCGACACTTTGGGGAACATTCCCCTGACCTTGACACGGAACAGATCATTAGGCCTGTATAAGCTACCTTCCCAGGCAAAATCCCCTTCCGCCTCGGAGAAGACATCCTTTTCGATCCGGGTACACCACAAATCCACCTTGTCCTTCACCCAGTTGTAATCCACCTGTCCGGGGATCACAAGTTGTTTTTTCACCACGTTCTCGGCATTAAGGGAATCAAGGCGGAAATGTTTGAATCGGGGCGACTTCATGGCCCTTGCGGCATAGCCGCTGGTGGTGTTCGGGTTGAACACGATCAGCATCCGGGAGTTGCCCTGCAGGTTGCCTTCTATGGCGTTATAAATTGTCTCGGCGATCCCCGAAGCTTCCGTAAGCACAAACATGGTGTTGACGGCATGGAACCCCGACCACGCCTCCATGTTGTGTTCATCGGCCTTGAAGCCGGTCAGGAACCATTCTTCATAGTCGGTACGGATATCATCGGCCACAAGCCTTCCGGGCAGGAACTTCGCCTGGCGAAACAAACGCCTGACCTCCGGAGTCATAATGTTTTTCACCTGACGTCCTGTGGGCGCCGTCATGGCGATCTTCGTGTTGTCCAGCAGATCCCCGTTCTTCGAGAAGCGAGGCGTCAGGTACAGGAAGCATAGACAGACGCAGGCGGCCACAAAGTCCTTGCCCCGGGAAGTGCCGCTGCATACCGCCGTCAACGGGTTGACCTGGGCCGATTCAACGATCGCCTGCTGTTCCCTATCTAACCGGGCGTGCAGGACGTCCCGGACAAACACGTTCCAGTCGTTTTGCCAGGTCTTGTATTTTCGTATGTATTGAACGGGAATCATTCCGGCTCTTCAAAATTTTTTCGCTTCGTTTACGGGGTCTCCTCGGCCGAGGCGGCTTTCATAAGCTCAAGGAACGGATTGACGGTAACGTCATTCTCCACCGTTTCGATGTAGCCACGTTTCTTCCCCTTCGTTTTCAGGAAGAAAATGATCGCCGTGATGTTGCTGTCCATGATCTGCGTAAGCAGCTTGCTTTCGGCATAGTCGATCAGCTTTTCGTTCTGATCTTCCACCTGCTCGGCAAACTTGGGATTGGTTTTCATCCACCGGTAGTAGGTGCCCCTCCCGATATTGGCTTTCTCACAGGCTTCGCTGATATTGCCGAAAGAAGCCTTGTAGGCCGCCAGAAAGATCTTCTGCGTGGCGGTCGTGCGCTTTTTTACTTGTTCATTTTGTGTCATCGAATAGTCTGTTTTGTAAGTTGTTGACTCCTTCTTCCTCGGTGCAGGAGATATTCTCCCGGTAATCCGCAGGTATCCCCTTATCCGCCTGTAAGGCAAGGCGTTCCATCTCCTCTTCACCGGGCATCTTGTTGGCGTTGTTGATCCGGGAGGCTTCCTTGTAGAAATGATCCAGGCCCCTTCCCATGGACTTGCCCTTACGGGTGTGCAT